CGATCTGTACGTTGGCCGGTGTGCCGACATTCACGGAAGCGCCAGAGCTACCAGCCCGTGCGCGGATACCGCTGATGCGTCGCTGGCCGGCGATCTCTTCCTGCATCAACATTTCCGCCCCACGGAACTCAATCGCTCTGGCGTTTTCAGCGCCGGTGCGCATGTAGAGGCTGGCCTGCTCTCTAGCGAAGGTTAAATTCTCTGCAGCACTCGCCCGGTACGCCCCAGCCTGCGCTTTCATTGCTCGCACTTGGGAAGCGTTCTGTTGGGCCTGTCCATACATCTTCAGGCCCGTGCTGATCGCCGTAATTGCGGCAAAAGCGGCTAATGCACTCATTCGTTGGTTTGGTAATCAATTGCTAGTAAAGTGACAGAAAACGGGTACGGTTGGTCCTGTCGCAAAAATAACTGGGTAATCGTATTGAACTGATCGCCAACCTGGTAGGTCTTCTCGCCAGTGAAAAAAGCCAAAGCGCTGCCGATATTGTCGCTGGCTGTACGGAAGACCGCTTCAGTCAGGTCAGATATATTGACGCCAAAGTTCAGCCCAAGGCTCTCCAAATAGGCAATCGTGGCCGCGTCTAGGTCATTGGCGTTGGTGCCAAATTTAAAAGACAGTGACTCTAGTAGGCGCACAGTGAAGCGGTGGATGCGCTTGCGGTTGCCAACGCTGGTGCCCTGTCCGGTCATTGCCACCATTGGCAGACTCTTGATGTCGCTGTTGTAGCCCAGGCCAATACGGAAGTTGGTGGCTGCGGTCTGTAGGGTAATCGCTCCAGAACTGACGGTCTTGTTAGGCTGGACTGCGGCATCGGCCAAGATCGCCACGCTTTCGCCTTCTAGGTGATCTAGGGCACTGACGGCGGTGGATGCGCTGGTGCGGCTGGGTGGCTCTTCCAGACCACTGTCTACAAAGTGTGCGTCACTCGGCACGACCTCGCTGGCAACAAAAAAGCGCTCTAGGAATTCAACATAGCGCTTCGTACCGCCATTGATGTCACGCTTTACAATCATCCAGAGCTGGTCGTGCGTGCCTCTGGGGATGCTGGCAATGCTTTCGACCTTCGCATGATTCCCATACGTTGCATCGGTGTGGCTTCCGCCAATCGTGTGGCGGCTCCAGGCCCGCATCTGTAGTAGATCAACATACGTTAACCCTGCCAGCCTGCCATCGTTCCGCAAGCACCACAGCACGCTGTACGGTTGGTCCTGGTAGGCCGTTGCAATCAGCCCAGTCTCTGAAATGTCTTCACTTCTAAGCGTCAGGTCTGCCGCACTATATTGGTCTTGGAGTTTGTCGAAGGCTAACTCACGGAGCTTCCGCCCGTTGTTTTGTACATATAGTAGGTTATTGCCGACCTTGGCGGGTAGGGCCGTTGGGTCACAGGCCCAGGCGGATACTTTGGTAATGCTGAAACTGAATGGTGTCAGCGTCACATCGTCATCGGTCCCGTAACATTGAAATATGCCACCACTAGTGCCGATTGTTAGTCGGCGGTCTTCCGAAAGCCATTCAATCTGATCTACCGTGTCTGAACTGATCGTCAGACTGAGCGCGTTGTCTTCGTAAATCTGTTCACCAATGATTGACCTGCCTGCGCTGTCAAACTGTCCCGTAGAGCGCCCTAGCGGTTCGGTGGCCGCAAAATTAAAGAAGTCGGCGGTCTTGCTAAAAAACAAAGTCTGTGGCTCTTCGCTGGTGCCCGCATAGACCAGGCGCTGCTGATAAATCTGTACGGTACGCGGGTAGCCTGTTGTCTCGCTGAAACTGCCTAGTTGCCATTCTGTAGTAGCGCCTACACCTGCGATGGCTTTCTTAAGCTTGACCAGCACAACCGTGGTTTCTGATCCGCTTAGACGCTCTATGATCTCGCCGTAACCCCACTTGATTTGCGGGGCGACCTCAGAGTTTAACCGCAGGTAGCGGCCAATGTCTGTTGAAGCAAAACCAGCATCGTCGTTGATGCCCGTCACCGCACTTGCCGTGACGCGGATGTACACATCCTTATCTACAAAGGACTTGTTCACCGTCATATCATCTGATGTCGGCGCTGCCGTAATGTCTACCGGCGTTCCGCCTGCGGTGGTCGCTACCTTGAAGGTGTTCTGTGTGGCGCTGACTACGAAATAATCGGTGGTGGCCGATAACGTAGGGGTACTTGCAAACCCACTTGGTATCGCAGAAAACTGCACCTTCATGCCATTGACAAGCGGGTGATTCGCTAGCGTAAAGGTGTTGGTGGTCACATCGACATTACTGGGCGATACCGTGCCAACCTCTTCCAGGCTGAGTGCGCCATTGGTAAAACTGGCCGTCCAGTTGGCAGTATCTGCCAGCGCTATCGTCAGCGTGGTATCAGTCGTATTGGTTGCCAGGAAAGGCCCATCGGTCAAGACCGTGATCGGGCTACTTCCTGAACTCGGTAGCAGTTCTGTCAGCGTCCAATTGTTTGTGTCGTTACGCTCTAGGCGGGCTGGTGGGTGGCTGGGATGGGCTAAGAAAAGTACGTCAGCAGACTGTGTGAAGGCTAGGTCATCTACTTGGGCCGCCGTGTAGCTAGTGGTGACTTCGTACCGTTGGCTGATGTTGACGTTACCGCTGGTGGTCTGCGATGTGGTGCTGGTGACGGTGAAGGTGTTGGTGGCAGTTCCAGTGATTGTGTAAAAACCGTCAACGCCATTGCCGCTGGTAAAGTCCAGGTAGACTTCATCAGAGGTGCTGCGACTGTGTCCGGTTTCGGTGACGGTTACGGTAGTGCCACTTTGGCTGTAGGTGCCTGCAATGTCATCGGTTCGGACAGGGCCGTCATTGGCAAAGAACCGAATGTAGAGGTTGCCGAACTCTAGGATCAAGCTGGTGCCCTGACCACGGCTGAAAGGGATCAGTCGAGCTTGTCCGTTGGCTTTGGTGGTTGCCGCAAAGAACGTACCTGGACGGCGGGTTAGGCTCCCCTGTGGCAACACGACCATGTTTTCCAGCGTGGCGAGGCTGGACTTGTACGATTCAAGCTCCACCATGCCCTGCATACGCGGGCTGATCTGTCCATCCGCAAAGCTGGATTGAAGGGCCTGAATCCGCATTATGGAGCCGGTACTGCTCGGCGGTAGGTGCTGCCTACCAACCTGGCGTTAATAAAGCCATCAGCAATGAACTCGCCTGCCTGGGAGCGCTCCTGCGAATCAACGCCACGGGCCTCCGCTAGAATCTGTAAATACTTTGAAAGCATTCGGTCACGCAGCTCCGCACGGCCTGTGAGCGCTTCGGCGATCTCACTGCCTAGCTTCATGGCAATGGCGTGCAGCAATAGGCTGTCAAACTGGGTGGGGTCGGTGACCTTGGCAATGTAGAGAAGGTTGACCGCTGTTGCGTCGGTGAACACAAAGCGGCCTTCCACTTTGTAGTCCTGGTAGTAATCTTCGATGTCCAAGACTCGGAGACAGTCAGCGGGGAGGGCAAACTTCTTGGCATACCCCCAGGCTGGAGCGGTGACACTGGCAGCCAACGCCGCACGGGTGACCGCCGCATTCCAGGGGTGAGAGCGAAGCACGGCATCTCTGCAGTCTTCATAGCGAAGGTTGCACTGCCGCGCCCGCTCGTTTTCGTCGGTCAGCGCTGCGATTTTCGCCTCGCCCAGGTTGGACAGGGCAATATTACAAATCTGAACGACGCTGGTCATTAGTCTCCTAGGGTATAGAAGACCATGAAGGCAATTGTCCCAGTCGCGGCCGCGCCACCAACGGTAGCGATCAGATCGGTCTGGGCCGTGTAGTTGTAGCCCACACCGGCGATTGCGTTGGTGTTGGTTACGAGGTTGGCGGTGTTCATTGTGGTGGCAGTAATGAACCTGTCATCGTCAGAAGCATCGCCGACCTTGAGGGTTACGCTAGCGCCTAGAGCGTCTGCCATCACCTTGACTTCCCAGATGGTGGCGCCCTTCGGCATTCTTGCAAAGGTAATCGTGTCTGAAGCTGCTGTAGAACTGGCTTCAAACGTGTCATACCAGACCCGCATCCGCCCGTGGGCTTCAGCAGCATTCACATTCACCGACGGATCAGCCGTGATGTTTGTGATTTTGGTGGTGTTATTATTTGCCATTAGTCAGCTCCTGTTATGGCGATTCGTCACAAGAAATTTGGACAACCTTTTCTTCTTCCATGCGGGTAGCGCCAATGCTCATGCAGGCATACACCTGGACGGCATAGCCTTTGTCTGGGCGCTCATCAATGCGCACGGTCAGATCCTTGGCTACCGCTAGCGTGATCCCGTCCACGGCATACGCAAAACAGGTCCGCACATCCGTCCCACTGTCGTGTGCCAACCGGGTGCTGGTAATGAAGTTGAACCCCATGAAGGTATTCAACTCGCCTTGTACCAACGCCTTGACGGTGTTGAAATCGCTACTGGTGATGTTGGTGCTTTCCAAGAGGTCTTGGAGCTGCTTTGGCCCAATTACCATCACACGCGGAATCGACGGGTCTACATCATTGTTATCCATGATGTATTTGGCTTCGCGCAGCTTGCCAATCGTCATCCCTTCGTTGGAACCTGAGAGGTTGACCGCTACTTTCTGTCCTGCGGGCAGCGCGGTGGTGGTCCCTCCGGTTTCGCCAGTCTTTGCATCGCCGGTGGCGGCGGTGATGATGACATCATCCATGCTACGACCAATGGCGAATGCCTGGGCCTGTGCGTAGGAACTGGTGGGATCTACGATCATCCGTAGCTTGTCCTGGTCATCGATCAGATCGGCGACTTCGTAGTCGGCGAGGGTGACCATTCTGCGGCTATGGGGGGTGTCGTTCAGTAAGGTGTCGGCAGCTCTGGTGGTTCGCACGCTGGCGGACTGGCTACCAATCTGGTCAAAGAAGGCTTGTTTGCCGCGAACGGCTTCAACACGCACTAGACCGCGCAGGCGTGAGCCTTTCTGCTGGCTCAAGTGCTGTAAGTTGGCGCTGTACTGTTGTACGAACGCCGTCGTGATTTGCGATGACATTAGTCACTCCAATTTCGGCGTTCCCATGCCTGAAATCAGAGTTGTCTTCGCTAGGAAGGCTCTAGGTAGGGTGCGAAATACGGGTCTAGACAGATTGTCCGAACCGCAGCCTCGCATGGGGGATTGTGCCTAGCGTTTACGGCTAGGCGGTGGTTTCTGTCCGGTCTGTACCGGTTCTAGGTCTGATATAACCCACAGATAATAGGTGGTTGCAAGTGGGATCGGATCACTGACATCGACCTGTGTCCCATTTTCTACTGCGAGCCGCAGGCACTCCATGCGCAGCTCACGCTTCTCTTCTAAGTTCATGTTAGCAGTTCCCGCAAGCGCAGGGCCTCCTGAACATACCTGTCGTGGTCGCGGTGCATCCCGTCCCAATATGGCCCGTCAGGAGCCATCAACTCGCTTAAACGACTCTCTATGTCCACTCTGCCGCCATTACCGCTGGTGCCGACATCGTTTTGCAAAAGCCCATCTTCTGCCATCAACTGGCCTACTTTGTTCATTAGTTTCACTAGCCCTGGGTGGTTGCCAATGCCTGTCTCTTCCACCAGTTTCAGGGTTTCGGCATCCGCCAATTGCAGGAAGGCACGGCGGGCTACATCGGTGTTGGCGGCATAGTCTCGCCCCCATTCCTTCTGTAATTCCTGAACGTAGTTCTGTTGCTGGTACTGCCAGGCGTCCCGGTCTGCAGCGGTGTTGGACTCCTGGTTCTTGGTGTACCAGTCATAGAGCTGACGGGCCTGCACCTTGGAGAGCCCCAGCTTATGGGCTTCCTGCAGATACTGGCTGGTTACCTCATCCTGAGCATTGATCTCGTAGCCACTGACTTCATTGGGGCGGCCCAGGCGCTCATACACCTCAGACCAGCCGGTGTCATCTGGACTGGAGGGCAGACGCACTAACTGAT